ACAAGGACATGGGTGATTACCTGTCCAAGACCTACAAGCAGTCCTACCCGTTGGCTCGTGAGGGATATGGAGGCCGAATCTTCAACACGGGTAACTTTTACGGCAAGGGAGATAAGGTCGTGGAAACCCTATGCGGCACACTTATCCCAGCCTCGTTCAGCACGGACAAAATCGTGGGCAGGACTTGGGACATCGACGGAACCCTTGCAAGCGGAACCATCAAGCCCCTGCAAACGGGCTATCGATTGGCGCAGTACAACCTCATCGACGGGCAGACCGAGTGGGCCTACCAATACGGGGTCAGCGGGAATGTAGCCCTATCCGTGGGTATCCTAAAGATGCCCTTCGTGTCCCACATTGACAACCCATACGCCCCGAATGTGGACCTCACCTTCGGGCAGCCAAGGTTGGTGTACTACAACGCCGTGAACGCAAGTGGCAACCCGTACGCCTACACCAACAACAACCTCTACAACACCTATTGGCTCAACTACATCAACGAAACGGTCAGTCAGGAAGCCTTGCAGTTGGAACTCACGATGCTGCTATCCTCCGTGGACATCTACCAACTTGACTTCCGCAAGCCCGTGTACTACGGCGGGATTCGGTGGAGGCTGCTGGAGATTCGGGACTACCTCGTCGGGCAGATGAAGCCGTGCCGAGTGACGCTCCGACGCATTCTCAACCTGACCGAGTTTGCTGCCACCACGACCACACCGATTGCAAGCGACCCCGAATTCCTGTTCAACGGCCCGATTGACCCCGACCCTGTTGACCCAAGCTATGAACCCCCTATAAACCCCGAACTACCCTCCGAAGGATAACCATGGCAGATGTAACCAAAGAAATAGTCCTCGAAGTAGGGCTTAAAGATTCAACCGCCGCTGGAACGACCAGCGCAAAGACCCGCCTGCGGGAATTGCAGAAGACCCTTGCGGACATGGCCCTTGCAGGCCAAGACGGAACGAAGGCATTCCGTGAGATGGAGAAAGAAGCGGGACGGCTCAAGGACCAAATCGGGGACACGCAGCAGCGAATCAAAAACCTCGCATCGGACACCCGAACCATTGACACCTTCGTCGGGGCCATCCAAGGTATTACTGCTGGCTTCCAAATCGCCCAGGGTGCAGCGGCACTATTCGGAGCGGAGGAAGAAGAACTCCAAAAGTCCTTGGTCAAGGTCCAAGCGGCCATGGCCCTCGCTAACGGGGTGCAACAGGTGGCCAACCTGCTGAACAAGGATAGTATCCTAATTACCCAAGGCCAAGCAGCGGCGCAGGCATTGTACGCCGTGGCGGTGGGAACCAGCACGGGAGCGATGAAGGCATTCCGCATTGCCCTCCTTGCAACGGGTATCGGTGCAGCAGTTGCGGCGGTTGGTCTGCTTGTGGCGAAGTGGGACGACCTCACCGCAGCGGTGCGACGATACTTGAACTTACCCGACCCGAAGCAACGGGCAGCGGAGCAGGCCATGGCCCTGCAACGGGAGGAAGCGCAGTTGGAGCAGTACCGCCAAGCATACGACAGGCACACCGATTCACTCATCGCTGCTGACAACAAGCGCAAAGCCCAGCAGGAGCAACGCCGCAAGGACGAAGAAGCGGCCACCAGGCAACGCCTGCTGAAACTCCAAGAGGAAAACAACGCCATTATCAAGTTCGTGGAGGACTTGAATTTAACCCTTTACGAGATGGAACTGGACCGCATCATGAAGCAGGACCAACTCCAAGAGGACCAAATGCTCCGCAACCGTGATGCGTATCTGCGGAACATCAAAATGCGGAACGATGCCGATGCCAAGTCAGCATCGGGGCAAGCACAACGGGAAGCGGACCTTGCGTCCCTTCGTGAGAAATATGTCGGGCAGTCCTTCGCCGTTATCGGGGACATTATCCAAGCGAGTGCAGGCAAGAGCGAGGAAGCCCAACGGCGGGCCTTCAATGTGTCCAAAGCCGCAAGCATCGCCCAAGCCCTTGTCAGCACTTACCTTGCCGTGAACTCGGCCTTGGGAATGGACCCAACAAAATTGGTCTTCCCAGGCCAGCGGTTTGTTGAGGCGGGTCTTGCCCTTGCCGCAGGTCTTGCGAATGTAGCCAAGATTAAAGCGACCCAATTCCAAGGTGGCGGAGGAAGCGCACCTGGAGGAAGCGTGATGGGTGGAGCAGCAGGGGCAAGCATGACCCCACCGCCCATCTTCGCTAATCCCCAAACCACCAACCTCGGAACGGGCGACCTGTCATCGGGTCAGGGTCAGCAGAACCAACCCATGCGGGCCTATGTCGTGGAGCGTGACATCCAGCAGACGACCAGCAGGGTGCGCAGGTTAAGCGAATTTGCAACATTGGGCTAACCGCTACATATCCCACCATGGAACTTCCCGTGTACCGAATGACCGTGGACGAAGTGGACGAAGGCGTGCAGTTTGTAGCCCTCGTTGATATGCCCGCTATCGAAAAACCCTTCCAAGCCTTCGCCAAGACCCCGCAACGCTTTGCCGAAACGGGTGAACGCAGGGTGCTGACTGGACCGCTCATGCTGGCCGATACGCCCATCTACCGCAAGGACGACACCTACGGGGAGTACTATGTCGTATTCGACAAAGCCACCATCCGCAAAATCGTGCAGAAGTACTTCAAGCAAGGAAACCAGCACAATGTCAATGCCTACCACAATGCCGAACTCGATGGCGTGTTCATGTTTGAATCCTACATCACCGACACCGAGCGGGGCGTAATGGCCCCCAAGGGCTACGAGGACACCCCCGACGGCTCTTGGTTCGGCTCCTTCAAAGTGGAGAACGACGAAGTGTGGGAGAACCGCCACGCCTTCAAGGGTTTTTCGGTGGAGGGGCTCTTTGGCATGAAGAACACAGGCACGGAATTAGAGGTCGCACTTGCGGGCCTCGCAGACGATTTGACCAACTTTTTGCAACAATTACAACCTAACTACAAATCCCTTTAATCTATGAACCTGAAATCAGCCATTGACACTCTCCGCACCGAGTTGCGGAAGTTCACAACCCAAAAGCAAGCCTTTGCCGACTACAAGTTGGTGGACGGTACTGTTGTCCGAGTGGACGGCGACCTCGTTGCAGGTACTGCCGTCTATGTCATCACCGAGGACGAAACCCTGCCCGCTCCCGATGGTGAGCATCAAGTGGAAGGCGTTGGTGTCATCAAGACCGAAGGTGGCAAAATCACCGAAGTCGTTGTAGCCGAAGCCCCAGCACCTGCTGCCGAAGTTGCGGCCCAAGAGGTAGAAATCGAGGTTTCCCCCGAAGGCGAAGCACCCGAAGCCCCTGCCGCTCATGGAGTAGGACTGACCCCCGAAGCCGTTCAAGAAATCGTCGCCAAGCACCTTGCCGCTATCATGGACGAGTTGAAGGCTGCCATGGAAGTGGAGATGGGTAAGATGAAGGACAAGATGGCCGCATTTGCCAGCCAAATGGAAACCATGACCGACATCGTCGAGAAGGTCGCAGAACTCCCATCCGAAGCCCCCAAGCCAACCGCATCCGCAATCGTGGAACAACGGAAGGCCGCTGCCCAGCAGAACTTCAATGCCCTCGCACAAGCAATCCAAACTCTTAAAAAATCCAATTAATCCTTAACCCCCTTAAAACAAAACCATGAGTTACTCATTCGTTTCCCCGCTGACTACTTACACCGAGCAGCAGCGTTTACCGCTCATCACTAAGGCCGTGTTCTCGGCCCGTTCCGCAGCCTTGTTCACCAAGCAGGTGGGCATCAAGTCGGCTGCCGCCCTCAACCTCATGGACACCGATGCAAATATCGCTGGTGGCGATGTATGCGGTTGGACCCCAACAGGCAACACGACCTTCACTCAACGGAATATCACCGTTGGCCGCATGAAAATTCAAGAGGCTCTTTGCCCTCGCTCGCTTGAACAGTACTGGATGCAGTCGCAGTTGACCGCTGGTTCTACCTACGACGGCGTACCATTTGAGCAAGCATTCTCCGAGCAGAAGGCTCTCCGCATCGCCGAAGCGTTGGAGAACGCTATCTGGCAGGGTAACTCCTACTTCAGCGGTGTCAACCAACTGCTGAACGCTGCATCGGGTTCTACCGTTCTTGCCAACGCTTCCGCCACCACTTGGAACCCAGTATCGGCTTCCGTTGGTATCACCACTTCCAATGTCATCAGCATCTTTGACAAGGTTTACAACGACATCCCGCAGGCCATCTTGACCCGTAATGACCTTGTAATCTTCTGCGGTTGGAACAACTTCCGCACCTTGATTGGAGCCTTCAAAGCCAACACAGGTGTTATGTATAACCAAGTGGATTTGCAGGGCCTTGCCGATGGCGACATCGTTTACCCAGGCACGAATGTCCGTGTCGTTGCAGTGCCAGGATTGCTTGGAACCAACCGCATCGTCTGCACCTACCTTGGCAACCTGTTCTACGGAACCGACTTGCTGAGCGACGAGGAGAACTTCTCCTTGTGGTACTCGCAGGACAACGATGAAGTCCGCTTCCAAGCCGCCTTCAAAGCAGGTGTGCAGTTCGCCTATCCCGACTTGATGGTTGACTTCCGCTTGGCCTAAGTGTAAGGGGGGAGGGAAACTTCCCCCCGCTTTTTATTCTTGCAACTCACAAAATAAATATACACTATGTCTTGCTCCCTAACTACGGGCTACGCCCTCGGATGCCGTGATTCAGTCGGCGGCATCAAAACTGTCTTTGTCCAAGCCTTCAACGCCACAGGCTCCGTGAACACCAACGGCAGCGGAACGGTCACAGGTTTCACGGGTTTCTCATCGGGATTCTACGAGTACGACTTGACCAAGGCCACTTCGTCCATGACGGAAACCTTGAACGCAAGCACCGAGAACGGAACCTTGTTCTACACTCCCGAAGTAACCTTTACCATCAACAAGTTGCAGACCGCCGTGCGGAATGAACTGCGCCTCTTGGCTCGGAATCGATTGCTGGTCATCGTCCAAGACAACAACAACCGCTACTGGGTGTTGGGTGCTGCGAATGGCTTGGAAGCCTCCGCTGGGACTGCTGGAACGGGTACTGCATTCGGTGACCGTTCAGGCTACGAGATGACGCTGACGGGCATGGAACCCGATGCAATGCTGAACATCTTGCCAGCAACATTCTCTGCGCTGACCGCACAAATCAGCGGGTCGTAGCGTATCTTTGACCTGCGGGCCTCATACCCCGCAATGGTTTAGTGGTCTGGGCCATCTCGCAAGGGGTGGCCCTTTTTTTTGTACCTTTGGGCATGAGAATTTGCATCGTTTACAATGCCCACCCGACGGGGTGTTCTTTTTACCGACTGGAAATGCCCAACGCTTACTTGGGCGACAACTACACCGAGTTCGATTATGTGTGTGTAGATAACATCGCCAATGTGAAAGATGAGGACCTAAAGACGGTTGATGTGTGGCTATTTAATCGTTTGTGGTGTCAAGGTACGCTGGACCAAATTCGGAAGGTCTACGAGGCTCTGACGGCGTTTGGGGCCAAGGTGATATTGGACCTTGACGACTATTGGGTGCTGGAGAGCGGCCATATCATGTACCGACACTATTTGTCCACCAAACTTGACGAGCAGATTCGTGAGCATATCCGTCTTGCTGACCATGTGACCACGACCACCGAACACCTTGCCCAAAAGATTCGCCTGCTCAACAAGGCCGTGACCATTCTGCCAAACGAACCCTACGAAGCCTACCAGCAGTACCTTCCCGACACGACGGCCGAACCCGAACCGCACCTGTTCAAAATCGGGTGGTTCGGAGGTGCGCAGCATCAGGAAGACATTGCCCTCGTTGAGCATTCCTTCGGCCTGCTGGCCCACGACAAATCGCTGGACGGGAGGTATAAGATTTACCTTGGCGGGTGGAACGATGGCAACCCCGTCTATGACGATTACGAGCGGATGCTATCCTGCCGTGGCTTGAACAAGAATTACGGCAGAATCCAAGCGGCTGACATCTACTCCTATGTGGGCGGGTACAACTTCATCAACGCCACCATTGCCCCGCTCCGGGACACAAAGTTTAACCGGCTCAAATCGGAGTTGAAAGTCGTGGAAGCAGGCTGGATGGGCAAGGCTATAATTGCATCGGAAACCATCCCTTATACGGATATACTGGTACACGGCCACAACGGTCTGCTCATCCCCTACGGCAAGAAAGACGCTTGGTATAAGGCGGTCCGCAAGTTCGTGAACGAACCCGACTACGCTCGCTCCCTTGCCGTGCAGTTGAGCAAGGATGTTCGGGAGCGCTTTGACATCAGCAAGACCGCCGAGCGGAGGGCCGAACTGTACCGAAGCATCGGGCGCAAATTGTGAAATTCGGGCGCATCCTACATTTAAGGATAGCGTGATATACCTATCCCCCAACACCACCAACACGATTGTCGTCACTTGGACGCAGCGGGCCTCTACGGGCGACCGTTACATCTTGCGGCTGACCAACATCGCCAAGAATGTCACGACCGACTTCACCCTGCTGAAATCGGCCAACCTTTCCTCCTACACCAACCGCTATGACCAATTTTCGATT